CGGGCCGTCCCGGCATCCCATCGGATATCGGTTCACCAATGGACGCGAAGCCGAGGATTTGCAGCTCCTCGGAAACCCAGGGCTTGACGTGACCAAAAGGACTACGCTGGGACTTCGTCTCCGCGATGTCACGTAGTACGGAAAGCGACTGGACTCTAATGTAGGCAGAGAGCAAAATCGCCTCAGGGCGGAACACGTCCTTCGGCGTTTTTGGAATTCTCTCTAGGAGCCCACCCTGGTAGAGCATGTCTAGCACAGCGAAAATTCCACTATCAGGGTCCAGCTTCCCATCCACAACCGGTGCAATTCGCTCATCTACTGGTCCCCGAGGAATTGTCATTCCTGAGAAGATTCGGAGCTCCTCATCGGAGAGCAACGCCACGTTCCCGCCGCCGGTGGCAAGTTTCCATGCTACATGTACTACCGGAGTAGTCAGCATAAGAGTAGAACACAGGCGAGCGAGGTAATTGTCTGAGGCCAGTTTGTCAAACCAGGCGAACCCACCATTCATTTGAGGACCGCCTGGATTGCTCTTTTCGTTTCGCCACGCCCAGTGGTCGTTATCACTGTGGTGCATGGAGCAATAATACCACTGGTGGCACCAGGAGTAAAGTATAGGAACTGTTAGCGGTTACCGAATGGTAACTTTACATTGACAAGCGTACACACAAATGCCGGTCAATGTAGCATCCTAGGCTGCCCGTTTTGTGACGCTAACCAGTCGTATATTTCGCATGATCAGCACTGTAGAGCTTACACAGAGCGTACAAGATCCGCTACAGGGAGTCCTATTTACTGGCTAATTACCTAAAAGGGGGAAAAATAATTAGAGTATGAGACCGTAGTGTTCACTCCTGGGCAAGGTAGAGCATGATCGTCGTCCACTTTGGACGGGTGTCCACGTTGTCCGCATTTTTTAGCGTGATCTTGGGGTCCTGTTTTCTTTGGCAGGAGAGAAGGCACCAGTCTCATATCGTATATACAGACCGTATACGTGTGCTCACGCGCCCTCAAAAAACCCACTTACGGACGCTATTCTTCGTTTGGCATTACGTATGGCAGAGTTTCCGACTTTTTGCAAAGAGGCCAACCAATTCGGGTTAGCCTGCTTGCGAAGCTCCGGAAAAGTCTCAGAGGTACATGACGGTTTCTTCGGTTACGGTGGTTGTAGTGATCACTAGGTGGGCTACATGAGAATTTTCTACCCTTGCGGGATAGGCTTTGAATTGTTCGATGGCCTCTTCTTCGGTGGGCATCTTTTTCCAGTCCCACCACTCGTCTAGGCCGTTAGGCTTGTAACGGACGTGATAGGTAATGTTCTCATCCGTTTTCATTTTTCCTCGATGTAATTCCGGAAAGAGATGGGATCGAAGTTTGGGTACTTACGCTGGAGACTTTCGATTGCTACTTGCATTAGTGGGGTACGAATGTTTTTGGGCATCGCCTTGATGATGTCTGCTATTACTACAAAATCCTTCTTTGTCATCCTACCTCCTTATAATCGTGGCATTTGGTGCACCAGATAATTTCTCCTTGCTTAGGCTTCGTTTTGCTACGAAAGTACGTGGAGTGAGAACATACCATGCTCACCGATACTAGTATTCCCCATGATGGCTTACGCGGATCGGACCTGGACACACTCCCTACCCTTGTTCCCTTACGGGTACTAAATACCTTACCCATACCCCCCACCTCATTGATGGAAATCGATTTCTCATGATCAAGTTGATCATGGGGCCACCGACTTTTTGCAAAATTGTAACCGATTGATCGTCCCTTACCCCCTGTGGGGTGTTCCCCGAATGGGTATGAAAAAACCCGAGAGACTTCCGGAAAGGAAATCCTCGGGTTTTTTCATTTCCATTATATTCTGCCGGGGATTTCCCGACCTTATGCACGTACCTCCCACCTGTTTTCAGAATGGGGATACGGCGTCTATTCTGTAAACAGTCCGTGATAGTCGGGTTTCCAAAACGGTGGAGGATCATCACAGCTGTGACCATCACAGCTTGCGCAGTGAATTCCCAATTGGATAATGGCTAGGGCGGTGGCTTCCCATGCTTGTCTGTCCGCTTCCCTGACGTGTTCCCAAGAAAACGGACCATCCCCGTGTGCTTGATGGTACGCGTCGTGCGCGATTTGTCCAGGGGTCTTCTCCGCATGCGCTTCCTGCCCCATATGGGGAGTGGCCTTGACATACCGTTCGACAAAGGTCATGTGGCTTTCATCCATTTTTCTTGGTGTGTTGGACAGGTGAGAATGTCTGTCCAAAGAGGTATGGAAGAGTCGCCAAAGCTCAGGGACATTCCGTTGCGGACCGTCATGATCAATCGACCTTTGAACGCATCGGGGTTTGTCTCTAAAAGTTTGGCTACCGATGGTTGATTGTTGGGGTCCCACACTCGACAATGGGAACAAGCGATTGTCTCTTGCTCTAAGTCAGTCATTGAAGAATCCCAAAATCCTTCCTTAATGTAAAAAGGTCATTCCGGTATTAAGGCGATCCGTTGTGGCCGGCATCACCTCTTTAAGGTTTTTGATGGGGCCATTGGACAGTCGTGGTCGGCGCTTTAACTTTCGACGCTTGATGGCTCGCCTTGTGTTGACCTGGTTTGAATCTACTTGCCTGTTTGATTCTCCAGATGGTTTCGCCAAGGACGTGTCTTTCTAGAAGATCGGCAGCATCGGGGTAATCGTTATCCCTGAGGACTTGAATAGCCCATTGCAGATTTTCACGTTTACCCTGATCCCACCCGGTACGGTGAGCGATTTGTTGTAGAGCAAGGATTTGGTGTTCGATGGGAAATTGATAGTGTTTCACAACTCTTTCCAACCCATTTTATTGGCGATCCATCGTGCTCGGAATCGATATGATTCCTTAACTGAATCACTCATTTGGTTGAAATAGAGGATTTCGGATTCTCCATCGTTCATGTCCCAACCGTATAGCACCTCTGCAAGTCTTTCAATGTCGATGGCCATTCCGCTAGACATTCCTTTGGCCATTCTTTCACCCCTCTGTGGCGTAGTGGTGAAAGAGGGTACCCCATTTCCTACTAAGTTAAGTTAGTAGAATATGGATAGCTCGCTTTCTTGGTTGTACCATGAAAGCAGGCGTTTCCTTAGGGAAACGCCTGCCAACAAAGTTCAACCTATAGATCTTCGCAGGTGCATTTGAACTGGGATTTTCCGCAGGTCGTACAGTCCTTGAGCTGGTCTAGGTGCTCGGTAATAGCTCCTCGGGATTTGATGTAACAAAGGCACTCGCCTTTGCCCCAATCGCTGAGACAGTCGACACACGAGCTGCACGACCAGCAAACCCGGTAGTCTGGGTCTACTGCATTTTCCTGACCGCAAACGGGGCACGTTCGATCTGCTTTTTCGTCTGCTTTGTCGGTGACATAGGAATACTCTCCGATGACGTATGCCCCGGTGTATTTCTTGGTGTTGTAGTACGGGAGATAGCTGTCGTTACTCCACCACGAATCGTGATACCAGTGTCCCTTGTCCTGATTGAACATCAGAGAAGAGTATGGGTAACGCGGGTTTGCGGTGAGAATGACGACCTTGTTGTATGCTCCAAGCCACCTTTCGAAAGCGTCACGCGCTAGCTGCGAGTGGAAGAATCCGAAAGGCTTCTCCGCGAGCAAATCCTCGGCGAGAATCCTGGTGTCCGAGCGTGGGTCGTGCTTTTCAGCAGGTTGGGCCAGTTCGGGGAGAATCCCGTTGTGCGCCAACACCGTTTTCTGATCTTTGCCGATGTAGAACGGGTGACAATTGCTTTCGTCTACCAGTCCCCCGGTACCGATTCGGCTGTGGAACAGGGCCGGGCCTTCGGGAAAGGTCATTCGATCGATAGTGAATTGATCGATGACCTTGTCCGCGTTCATGCCTTTTTGCACCAGGATCTGTCCCTCCGTGACTATGGCATAGCCAAAGCCGTCGGAGTTGTATTCCGCACCCCTGTGTAGTCCCTCGATGGCCTGCTGATCTGGTACTACGCTGTCGGGAAAGAATGTCAGGAGACACATGACAGCTCCTCCATTCTCATCCGCAGATTGTTGTATTCCGGCTTATCAGCTAGCCATGCGTAGAAAGCGGACCAATCCCATCCGCCGTGCAGAACTTCGGAAGTAGACAGTTGTTCCGTATATTTCACCGAAGCGTGAGCAAATCCGAGTGAAGCCTTTACCTGGTGTGGATCAAGCGAACTCCGGAAAATCCGAAGTTCGAAGGTGTCCGTGTTGGCCACGTTGATCGCACGGTATCGGCTTGCGCTGTATCCATTTCCTTTGCAATAGTGCTTGATGTTGGCGCGGTCATCGGGATCGAAACTGGCCCACTCGTAAGAGTCCCGTCCCGCCACGACGGTCACCTTTTCACTGTTTCGATAGATGAACTTCATCCACTTATACACGTGGGTAGGCGAGACGAACCCTTTTCGACTGAGGTGAACGTGGATGCCGACAGCGTCGTGCGTGCGGGCACCCGCGTCATGAAGTGCGGTCAGCATTTCCCAGGGAAAATTGTCCAACGCCCAGGTGTAACTCATCGGGTGCGTGACAATTTCGAATCCCATGTTGATCGAGCCATCCGACTTGAGATAACACACGTCGGTTGTCGTGTGATCCTTGATCACTGATTGGCACTGGATGTAGTGTTCACCGGTTTCGACTTCCAGTTCCATGCCGAGGAACAAAGGTCCATCGCCATGGAACTGAGGGGTCGGTCGGTAGTTCCACTCATTGACGTATTCGGGCGATATCCGATATGCTTGTCGCTGTCGGTTGGTGCGACAACCGCTACAGCTACACTGATTGGTGTCTTCTCCGCAGCTACACGGCGAGTGGCGATTGCGCCACGCGCCACATCCGTCACATCGCACCACGCGTGATCCCTGACACGATTCACAGTATTCTTCGTCATCGGTGCCGTTATAAATTGTGACCATCGGCGTTTGTGTGCGTATTCCACACCCGTAGCATTCCGGGTATTCCGAAACGCATCGTCCGCACACAGAGGAACGGCGACCCGTCGACGTTGTTACCGATTGGAGATAGGACGAATACAACAGGCAGGTAGCGCACTGCTGATATCCGTTTGCGGTGAGGCAGTCGATGCACAGATTGGTTACCGTGAACTGATCCGTCAATGCAGTTACTGCATTGTGGCTTTCCTGCTCACAGGGTCGCCATGTGGTATAGCAGTTTTGGCATTCCAGACTGGCCCCTCCCCAATAGTAGCTCTGTCGGACTTGGTGCACATTGCTACCACAGGCGAGACAGCGGTATCGCGTTTGGTCTGCGGGCATCGATTCCGGTGGAGGCGGTTGGTAAGTAGGCATTGCCTCTCCTGATCTGAGGACCATTGTGGAGTCCGACCAAGGACTCATTACGTATGAAGTTGTCACTGGCCGTTGAGACCATGACAGTGTTTACCGTGGTAAACACTCTCAAAACTCAACGGAGTGGGCCGAATTTCTCCCTGAGAAGTACCAGGTAGAACAGTCCGGGGTTTTTCTTTTGGAAGCGCTTGATTCTGATGTATTGCCATAACCAATCGATGAATCCGATTACTCCCAGGGCGATGAGATACCACGTTAGGGCGTGCGCCATGTTTTCGGTGGTTTGAATCCATCCGTGTCTTGAGACACCCCACAGGGTGAGCGTGGCGATCGCACCCCAAATGAGGGTTTTCTTTACCCAGGGCTTCATTCCCTTACCCCTTTCCTTGGACCATGACAATACCCGTTAGGTATTCTCATTACCCAAGGACCGACTTTTTGCAAAATTCCGATCGACCGACTTTTTGAGATTCCCTGACCGACTTTCCGTGAGAATTAAACCGGGCCTGATTCCTTTTACCGAGAAACCCGATTCTCTGGAATGTCCCGATGGGGAGTAATGTCCGAATCAGGTGGGATGGCAGGGATAGGCGAAACGCCTAGACCGTGGTGGCCTAGGCGTTTCATCCCTTTTCCCACGTCACATCCGCCCACCGTTGTCTCGCTCGCGCGTGGGAGTGGCGCCCCCTGAGTGGGAATGGTGCCCGGTCGGAAAGGGCCGCTGTGACCCTCTCCGGCCGGCTAGTGCGGGTGCTACGCGGAGGAGTTGGCAAGCTCGCGACTCCCGTTGTCCGCGTCGGACTCGGCGTCGAGTCCATCGGCCGTGTCGGGGTTCGGCTCGACGTTGCCGTCGGAAGGGGTCTGAGTGGGCGCCTGAGTGCTTTTCAGGTACTCCCGGTAGGCGTCGGTCACGTCCTTGGAAAGCCGGCCACGCGCGGACACGTCGTGCCCGTTCTTGCGTGCCCACTCCCTGATCACGGTGTTTTCGTCGTTGCCGGTTTCGCGAGCTGTCCACTCGCCTTTGTCGATGAACGGCTGTAGCGCGTCCATGAGTAGGCCGTAGTTGTCAGCGGACATGTCGATGGTGAGCGTGCCCTCTTCCAACTTCACAGAGCGGGTGGCAACGGTGTCGTCAACCGTCGTACCGTCGAAGTCATCGCGGAAGTAAACGATTTTCGCCATTGTTATGGCCTTTCTCTTTCAGCTATTCGACAGGACCATTGTCGAACAGTCAATGCGATTGTCGAATCATTAATGGCCTCACGTTTGTTTACACGTGGAATCTCGATGGAATGTACGTCTGTACGATTTCGAAACTGTTTCCAAACATGAGGCGACCCATGTTGGTCCATGATGAGTAGGCATGGATGGAATCGAATTGCGATTGGCCTATTAGCCATTCGTCATTCGATCCTATTTCGCGGAATACGTATGTGGCGGTTATGTATTCCTGCATTTCTCAAGTCCTTAGTGGCTAAGGGTGAGGCCACAAATGATTCGACAATCACATTCACTATTTCGACAACTGATTTCGCAAAAGTCCTTGCGAAAACAATAGCCGAATACCCATTGGGATATATCCATAAATTCTATGAATACGTATTCATGGGTAAATGGTCCTTATGAATTGCATTGGAATCCACAATGAGAGATTGCACGTTATCTCGTTTTATTACCAATCGAGGAACAGAATGGCAATTTCGGACACGGCTCCGCAATGTGATTGCGAATTCGGAAACGCTATTCAATTACCAAAAGACATGTGCGTATTCCCTATCGCGACTCCGAAATCGCGACAGCATGGTAATAAGACCATGGTTACCCCACGGGACGGGGATAGGGAGAGCACACTCCAATCGAGGTCATGAGAGGCCATTTGCGGCCTGAGAGTCAAGCCTAGCGCACATCAGCACCTGTGCACGATCATGACGATGGTTTTTCACTATCTGAAAACACATGTCGTGTGTCCGTTGGGCCGGACATGGGAGGGATGGGCACTATGTCCCATCCCAGCCAAATCAGGCCGAATCGTCCGAAAAGTGAATTTCCTGCCTCACTGCGGTCGGCGTCGAGCGCCAGTGATCATCTTCGTCCCATAGGTCGCGGATGTCCAGCTCACGCAGGATGTCGGCAAAGTCCTGCGTTACGTTGATATCGTTGGTTCGTAGCCAATTGCGCTGCATGTCCTATTCAGCCCCTTCTACGGCCAACGTAGCGGTAACGACGGATAAGGGTGGCTATGGTGCGGATGTACGTCATGTCCTGCTCCTACCTGATATGGGTGGTTACTGCCGGTACGTGCCAGATGTACGCAAAGAGCAGTAGGTACCACATGATGGAGGTCTGTACCAGTGTGAGGTAGAGTGTCCTCGTTACCCCATATGTCCGATTGGATGTGTTGATCATGGGGTGTGCTCCTGATCATGAGGCGTGGCGACCTAAGATCAACTGTAGCGTAAGGGGTGGCCCTTGTCAAGATCATTTCACTCAGGGTGACAAGCGACAAAGTGGACATAGGTAAGGGTAACTATATTAGATCATCTATGTGTCAGTGGCTAGATGGCGGTAGGTCTCAAAATGAATAAGGAGAATTTTGGAAGTTGATCATGATTGTAACGGCTTATCTAGTGACGTCCAACTCCATCCCCAAGTAGGAGCAATTGCAGACAATGTTACAGTCATTCGCCTTTCTAACTCGTTTGCTTTGGATTTCGTATGACAGGGAACGGTAGATAAAAGCCGATCAACACCATAGCGCTTTGTAACGCGGCTTCCCCCTCCATAAACGTGTTGAACAAGTCGAGTTTGAATATCCGCAGTTTGCCCCACGTAGAAGCCATAGACATTCTTGAGTCTGAGTACATACACACGAAACGGCGGCTCTACCTGTAAGGCCAGATCGCAAATATCCTCCAAAGCGATTCTTACACTAGAGCATCTTCTACAACACGAGTTGAATTTATCCTCACTATTCATATCTACATAGAAGTAATCTTGAGTTAAAGGATACGCAGAATTACACGCTAAACAAAATTTATGCTGTGTTGGTTGATCAACATCAAAAATGTATTTTCTAGGTCTTCCGGGCACGCGTTCCATAAGGACAATCCTATCACAACAGGTCTTAATCAAAATCTGTAAAGGGAATTTAGAATTTGATCTTGACAATTATAGGTCTGAAAAAGAATAAAGAGATTTTTTGAAAGTTGATCTTGATAATAGTTTTGGGGTTTTGGGTAGTTGATGTCGGGTACCCACCCGAATTGTGGTTGATGATGTTAGGAATCAGAAAAAGGGACATTATAGACACACACAAGATCAAGTTAATTTTCCGAGAGTTACAACCATACTTTCTTTTTTCTGTTTGTTTGAGTTTATTTGCTCTTGATCTGGGGTAGCTATCTGCTATTCTGGGTGCATCGAAGGGAGGTGATTTAAATGGGTGATCGTGACGACGAGGCTCCTCAGCTCGCCTGGTGGATTCCCGAGAAGGCAGTCAAGGACCTGGAGATGGAAAAGGTCCTGCACGGCAACGAGTCGCACGTGGAGATGGCCAAGCGCCTGCTGCAAGAGAACCTTCCGATGGCCGCGATGAGCATCAACCACTTGGCACTGTATTCGCCAAGAGAAGAAATTCGGCTCGCCGCTTCCAGGTACATCGTAGAACACACTTTGGGTGCTCCCGGTAAGGCTAGTGATTTGCCGACGGGAAAGCACGCTTGGGAGCGTGTTCACGACGCAGTGCTGGTCAAGTCGGCTCGGATTAACAAGGGCCGCGAGTGACAAAGTGGACAACGTATGGATTGCTGTATTGGCAGCGGTCTTCGCCGCTGTAGCTACTGTGGTTGGTCCAGTTGTTCTCGCAATCACTAATGGACGACAAAGAACTAGGGAAAAGCGAGAGGATTGGGCAAGGCAAGACGAAGTCGCGGCGCGCCTGTTGAGGGCCAACGCTGTTACGGACAAGAAGTTGGACATTATTCACGGACTGGTTAATTCGTCACTTACGTCCGCGATGCGCAGCGAACTCGAGGCTTCAGAGCGTGTGGTGGTGCTGATGGAAGAAGTGATTCGGCTCAACCGTGAAGGCGGGCGGGAGCCGTCTGATATCAGCGTGGTAACGCTGCACACCATGAAAGCCAAGATTAAAGAATTGCGGGCAAATCTGAATGATCGGATCGAGGCATGAAGGAGATTGTGGATTGGGTTCTTAAGGTAGTAATTGTCATTGCGTTGGGAATTGGCGTATGGAACGCGTGGGACGTTCAACGTGGTCAGGCAGCCGAGGAAAAGCGAAATGATTGTCAGGCCGCGTACAACGAGGCGACAAATCGGAGATCGACATTGCTACAGTTGTACGTCGACCAGGAACGAACTCTTACCCGTGCTGCTGAAGCAGCCGAAGACGATTTGTCTTTAGATCCTGCGATAAATAAAGAACCTCGAACTACCGCAGAACAAGCAAGAATTAGCCAGAAATTTGCCACGTACCAGGCAGCCCGACGCCAAAAGATTATCGGCCAGACGAAGGCAGATGAGGCGCGAAGGGCTAATAAGCTACCGCCGCCGCCTAGTGTGGCATGTGAGGCGAGTTCGTGAAGCAGAGATGATGAAGAGTGCTCGCGGCGGCGAAGAGGAGGGTAACGATTCGATGGGGTACTCAGTAATCGTGGTCGGGCTAAACGCGTCGTGTGAGACGGAAGTCCAAGCTACCAAGACAGTGGAAATCTTCGGACGTATTATGGCGGGCTTAGCGCTTGACGGAATCATGGTAAGTATGAGCATGCAGACGGTTGAGATTGACGAAACCACCCCCTCTGTGGGGGCTGAGGATCTGGAAGGGCCGAGTTGACCATGATCTATCGGCTAGTTATTAACGATGGCATTAAGCTGTCCGAGAAGCACACTTCCAGTACGACACCCATTCGCATTATGCAGGAAGAGAACGGATTCTTCCGAATTACCAATGAAGGGCACGGGTTTGAGTGGTGGGTGAAGGACCCGGTGAGTATTAAGATGACCACGCATGAAGAGTGACCTATGACCGATCCAGCAGAGGAATTTGACGTCCCGGTAGGTTCCGAAGAACCTCCCGAGGAAGAACTCGGTCCCACCTTCTCGGTCGATAAGAAGAAGTACTTTGAACTCATCAAGTACCGACCGCACGGACGGCAGTGGCTTTACCACGAAAGCAATGCCCGATTCAAGATTCCTGTTGCTGGTCGGCGATTTGGTAAGTCGCTGATGACCGGAAAGGACATCGAGCCGCTGTTGATGGTGCCCAATAAGCGGATCTGGGTCATCGGGCCGACGTACGACCTGGGAGAAAAAGAGTTCCGAGTCATCTGGGACGACATGATCGTCCGGTTGGCGTTTGGCCGAGAGCCATCGGTGAAAAAGGCGTACTCGAAAAAGCAAGGGAATATGTTCATCGAGTTTCCGTGGAACACCCGGATCGAGGTGAGGTCGGCTGAACGGCCAGACACGTTGGTGGGTGAAGCGCTCGATTACGCTGTTCTATCCGAGGCCGCGAAACACGGTCAGGAGACTTGGGACCGTTATGTTCGTCCTGCGCTGTCAGACAAACGCGGTGGAGCCACGTTCGGTACGACACCGGAGGGAATGAACTGGCTGTACCAGATGTGGCAGCTAGGGCAGAACCCAGAGTTTCCGGATTACGAATCGTGGCGTTACCCGTCGTGGGAGAATTTGCACGTTTATCCGGGTGGCCGTGAAGATCCGGAGATTAAGCTTCTTGAACGGACAATGCCGAAAGACTGGTTTGACCAGGAGATCGCGGCGCTGTTCACGGCGTTCGTGGGAAAGATTTACGACGAATGGCAAGAAGAAACTCACGTTCGTACGGTTAAGTACAATCCGGCGTGGCCGAACTATATGTGTTTCGACTGGGGTTTTGTTAATCCACTGGCTGCCATTGAGTTCCAGGTCGACCCTTGGGGCCGAGTTTACGTGTGGCGGGAACACTACAAGGAACGGATGATCCTCCGCGATCACCTGATCTATCTGAAGAACCGTCCGCAGCCGGAGGGTTATAAAATCGACTTGTCTTTTGGCGACGCGGCTGATCCCGAGGCGATCGCGCAGGTGTGCGCGGACTTCGGCCCCTGCTGGGGTGATCCGAAATCCAAGGATATTTGGATGGACGGCGTTCAGCTCGTCAAGCAATTCCTCCAACTCCAGCAAGTCGGGGACGCGGACGAGTACGGCACGCCGTTGGAAGAGCCTTGGTTGTTTGTCGATCACGGCTGTGTTAACCTCATTCGTGAATTCAACAATTACCGATCTGCGCCTCCGACATCGGGCAAAACGGACAAAAACCTCAGGGAACGGGCGCAGGACTGGGACGACCACGCACTTGACGCTCTTCGATACGGCATGATGCACGTTTTCCGACTGGGTGCCAATGTTAGACTGAGTTCCATTTATTCTGCGGAAGACTTTAAAAAGGTTGATGGTAACGCTGGATTCTTTACAAGCGGAGCAAAGTTCTCGTGAAGCCGGAAGAGATTCCGCAGGAACTCATTGATATCCTCGATCTACGTGCGAATAAAAAACACCGTCGCAACGGATCTGTTGTAGAATGTCTGGCGGAAATTCTCACGAGATACGAGGAAATCAGGAGTGACATCAGCCGAAGAAGCAATTGCGATTATTGAACAGCACCAGGAGGAAAAGACCATTAGCCTCCGTGAGGCGATGGATAAGTACGACCTGGTAAACGCAGTTCATGATCCTGTCAATGGGTCGTTCGTGATTTTAGCCGAACGGCCTATGAGTGTTGGTGATGCAGTTCCCCAAGACAACATTTGGGGACTGGTTGCGCGGTCGCCGTCACCCTGGACGTCGTGGACTCGCGATGAGCGAGTTTCTGAGCTTCGCGATAAGATCGGAACACGCACTTATTACGATATGAAGCGTGCGGACGGCACTGTACGCGGTGCTCTGCGGACGTTGAAGACGCCTGTTTTGGCTGCTCGATGGTTCGTCCAGGCAATGGGGAAGAACGGCGACGAGCCGACTACTATTGATAAAAACATAGCCAGATTTGTGGAGCACAACCTTTTCGAATGCTTGAACGTGCCCTGGTCTCGGGTTATCGAAGAAGCTCTGATCATGTGTGAGTACGGATATTCCATGATGGAGCTGGTCTGGGACGTCGATCCGTCCGACGCCAATCGTTTGATTATCTCTAAGTTGGCTCCTCGGCACCCGCTTGACGTGCGTGAATTCCTCTTCGATGAGTTCGGCGGCCCTCATGGGGTCGTCATGGAGGGCACCGAAGCCAACGGTTTCGTTCCAACGTTCATTCCGATCGAGAAGCTTGTTATTTTCACACTCGAACAAGAAGGCGGTGACCTACGCGGTACATCGGTCCTTCGATCTGCGTACAAGCACTATTACTATAAAGACACGCTCTACAAGATCGACGCCATTCAGAAAGAACGGCACGGCATTGGTGTTCCGATCATTAAGTTGCCGATGGGCTTCACGACGCAAGACAAAAACCTTGCAGAAGAACTCGGGCGGAACCTCCGGACCAACGAACGGGCGCACATCACAATCCCGATGAACTGGGAAATTATGTTTGCGAAGCTCGAAGGTCAACCAGTTGACTGTATTGCTTCGATTGATCACCACGACAAGAAGATTCTTTCTAACGTTCTCGCACCATTCCTTGACGACTCCGATGCCAAGACCGACTCGATGGACATGTTCCTCAAGTCTACTCGCTATATCGCGAACACCATTGCTGACACGTTCAACAAGTTTGTCCTTCCAAAATTGGTTCGCGTCAACTTCATTCGAGGTAACTTTCCATTGCTGAACGCACGACGTATTGGTGAATGGGAAGACATGCGGACAATGTCGTTCACGCTGCGGAACTTGGTTGGCGCGAAGCTGATCACGCCTGATGACAAGATCGAAGAGCAGCTCCGTCGAGAAATTGACATGCCGGCTATGGACATGGCCACGTTGCGCGAGGTGGACACCCCACAGATGCCGGGTGGCAATGGTCCTGAGACACCCGAACCCTCACCTGCCGATATGCCGCGTCAATCTCCTAAGCCCCCTGTGGGGTCTCCAGCGAAGAACGCCGGGAAGGACCAGTCCGGTGGATAACGATGAAAACTACAAGCTGGCCAGAATGGCGTACGCGGCCTACGGAAGCAAGGTAGGTTGGAAAAACTACCTTGGTGAACGAATGCCGTATTTTGAAGATTTGACGTCCGTTATCAAAGAGGCATGGCAGTCGGCTGCGGAAATGGTGGTTAAGTACGTGAGAAAAGTTGAGGAGGGCGAATAGTGGCAGCGTACATTTCCGTCCCATCAGATCCAATGGCGCGAAAAATGAAGAAAAAGGCTACCGTTTCCAAGCGTCAGCGGGCACAGATGGAGTTGGCGGAGAAGAAGACGAAGGGCTTCAAGGCCAACGCCAAGAAGATTGCTGCCAAGCAGGATGTACCTCTGGAGCGCGCGCAGGCTATTCTGGCTGCGGGGACGCGCAAGGCGAGCCCGGCGGCGAAGAAGGCGAACCCAGCCCTGAAGAAGGTCAAGGGAAAGGCTAAGAAATGACCTACCACACTACGTTTCTCGTAGACGTGGGTGGTCTTTCTTTTTCGGAAGAAAATGGAAAGTCCACCTCGTGGGTGCACGTTTTGCCCATCGGCTCGTACAAGCACCCCACGTACGGCACAATCGACGTAAGTACCACTCGTGTTTCACGGTTTGCGGAAAACGTGAAGAAGCGAGTTCGTGGGATTGACCCCAGTGTTACTTACTTTCACGTCGGTGATGGTGAGGCTGCGGGTTGGATCAAGGACGCGGAACCACGCACCGATGGTCTGTGGGCTCTTGTCGAATGGACAACTTCGGCTGCTCAGAAGATCAAGGAGAAGGCTTTCAAGTACTTCTCGGCGGAAATCTTCGAGGAGTGGGAAGACGCGCAGGGGCAGAAGCACAGTGATGTGCTCTTCGGTGGTACCCTGACTAACCGGCCGTTCATGAAGAACATGGTTCCGCTGAATCTTTCCGAGGCTACTGTCGACACGGCTTTCGACCTCGTTTCGATTATCACTGGAACCGACAAGGATTCCCTGAAGGGAGGGAAAATGGAACTAACTGAAGAGCAGCTCGACCAGATTGCCACGAAGCTTGCGGAAAAGATGACTCAGCCGCCAAAGCCAGAAGACCGAAAGCCTGTCCCGGACGCGCTGAAGCTGGCCGAAATTGACGAGTTGAAGAAGCTGGCTGAAGACAACCCGCTGGTTGCTGGTTTGGTCAAGCACCTGGAAGGCCAGGGCGTTTCTCTCGCGGAGACTTCGCAGAAGCTCCGGGAGACTCAGGTCGAACAGCGGATGTCGGAATTCAACCGCTCCTCCAAGCTGGTTCTGACCCCGGCTGCCCAGAAGGTTATGCAGGAACTCCTGATGGACCTTCCAATCGCGCTTTCTGAGAAGTTCTGGGACGTCATGAACCAGATGCGGACTTCTCAGGGCTTCCTTGTGGAGCTGGGCGAGCGTACCGGCGCGTCGGTGAAGTTCGGCGAGAAGAAGTCTGCTTCGCAGCGCTTCTCCGAACTGGTCAACGAGCAGATGGCTACTAACAAGATGAGTTTCGCGGATGCTTCCGAAGCTGTTGGTCGTGAAGACCCAGCCCTTTGGGAAGCGTACCGCCAGGAAACGTTCATTAACTAAGGGGGAGGTGAAAAATGGCTGGTACTGGTGGAGCTTACGTTCTGAGTAAGGGTTTCCCTGTCCTTAGCACGTATAACTCGTCTAACGCTGCTGGTGTTACTCCGTTCCGTGTGGTTCAGCTCGCTACCACGGGCCTGATTGACCTTTCTGCCAACGCTACGGGTGTTCCCCTTGGCGTGGTTATGGAAGCGATCGACGCGGCCAAGGTAGCGACGGGTAAAGCCGTCGCCAACGTGCAGATGTCCGGTATTGTTCCGGTCCGGGTTGGTGTGGCTACGTCCATTGTCATCGGTTCTCGTGTCATGTCCGACGCTACGGGTGGCGTTATTATCGGGGCTACGGCGGCTAGCTTCATTCTCGGCACGGTAGTCGGCATTACCGGGACGGTTGCTACCGGCGACCTCATTGAAGTCCTGTTGGCCGGAACCGCAACCAAGTGGGCTTCTTAATCCTTCTGGAGGAGGTGAATTATGGCAGTTTACAGTCCAACTGGCTCTGGTAACGTCCACATCGACCAGGTGCTGACTCAGATCAGCATTGGGTACCAGAACCTTGGTGCGGTGGGAGACGTTCTCTTCCCGAGCGTTAAGGTAAACAAGCAGTCCGATAAGTACTACGTGTTCGGCCGTGAAGGCTGGTTCCCTGAGGACGACCTACGGGCGCCTGGTTCTATCGCGAACGAAATCATCGGCATGACCGTTTCCACGGACACGTACTACGCGCAGGAACACGCTCTCCAGATTCCGGTGACGGATGAGGAGCGTTCCAACGTCGATTCTCCGCTTGCCCCAGATCGTGACGCGACAGAACTCGTTACTGACAAGATTATCCTTGGACGTGAGCGGGCTATCCAGGTTCTCGCTACTACGGCGGCGAACTACATCGCGGGCAACACAGTCACGCTGGCTGGTGGTAACCAGTGGAGCGCCTACGCGACGTCCGACCCGATTGGAAACCTGCGTACTGGCAAGTCTGCGGTTCACGCACAGATCTTCCGGGAACCTAACACTGCGGTCATTCCTTACCAGGTTATGACTGTGTTGGAAGACCACCCGGACTTCTTGGAGCGCATTAAGTACTCCGAGCGGGCGATCTTCTCGCCCGATCTGCTTGGTTCCGTGCTTGGTTTCGACAAGATTGTCGTTCCAGGTGTGGGTATCGGTACCTCAAACCCAGGTGCTACGCCGGCTTTCGGCTATCTGTGGGGTAAAGACGTCGTCTTGGCGTACGTTCCGCCCCGTCCTGGTTTGAAAATTCCTGCTTACGGTTACGAATTCACCTGGATGACTCGTGGTGTCGACCGTTGGCGGGAAGAGCCACGTAAGTCGGACCTGATCCGCTGCTCTACGTCTTACGACTTGAAGATGACTGCGGTTGACGCGTCTAACGACCAGATCGCGGGATATCTGATTAAGGCGGCGATTGCGTAATGGTAAAGAAGATTGTCGCAAAGACCAACATCTCCTATGGTGCTAAGGATGGCGAGGTTTTCGATTTCGAGCCGGGTGATGAAGTTGACGCCAGCAAGCTTGGCATGACCAAGGCTCAGTTGGAACAGCTTTACGACGCGGGCGCGATTGAACTTCAGGAAACGACTGACGCCAAGGAAAAGAAGGAAGAGCCAGTGGTTCCTGCTTCTGATTCTCAGGAAAACGCTCCTCCGATGAAGTCCACTCCAACGCCCAAGAAGTAGAAGCTGGTGAGAGTAACGCAACGTGAGGTCCAAAGCTGGCTGGAACTCACTAAGCTGAATTTAGCGGCACTGAACACCGATCTTCTTGACCAGCTCGAAGAGGAGGTCCTCGTTCAGTTGTCGTCGGTCTATGACACTTCGGTGTGGACTGATGAAGTTTCTACGCCTAAAATCGTCCGAACGATTGTCGCAAAGCTGTACGCGTCGATGCACATTGACAAAATGTATAGTGAGAATCAGGACGAAGGTAATGATTACGCTGCACGACTTCTTGCCAATGCGAATATGCTTATCGCTGGCTTGGTGAGTGGTCTGTTTGAAATTCCTGGAACGCCGTCATCTAATCCTGGAACGCCTAGCTTCTACCCCACAGATGCATCTTCGGCGATGGAACCCACGATAGATGATCCTTCTTTGGGGCCGGCGCGTTTCTCTCTTGGAAAAGTCTTCTAGTATGACTATTCCCCTTTCGTTTCCAAGTTTTGACATCGCCGGTAACTTTCCTCGCGACGCGTTTATCCTTGCGGCTGATCTTGATAAACTCGGGTTTGACATTCGGTCCTTTAAGGAGCCGCTTACCAGATCGGTGCGACAGGTTATCATTCCATCAATTCGAAAAAACTTCGAATCGGGTGGTCGACCTGAGTGGCAGCAGTTAGCCGCTTCTACCATAGCAGCCAGATTGCGTCAGGGTTATGGAGTATGGCCACCATTGACTAAATCAGGATCGCTGAAGAAAAAAGCAACGGCATTCGGTATTTGGACAATCAATCGGGACTCCGCTTTGATGCAGGAGCCAAGAATCAAATACGCAGGATTCCATCAAAGTGGAACATCAAGAATGCCCCAGAGGGCCTTTGCCATGGTTCAAGACGACGATCAAGACGACGTTGAGGTAATATTCCGAATTTGGCTGGAAGAGCGTATTGCGCGATATTATGCTAGGGGATAGTGGTGGCATTCACCGATAAGTCTTCAGTGGTGGCGATGGCCATCGTAGCGTTACTGGAGACAAATAAAGACGCACTTGGTCTAGACCAAGTCTACTACGGCGATCAGCTCAATCTTCCCAACGCTAAATGTGCAGCAGTACGAGTCGGACGTAAAACTCGAGAACGTGCAGGAGTCGCCGGTCCAGGTGGCCGAATGATGAATTTCATGCCTATCGTTATTAACGTTTATAATTCCACTGTGGGGGATGAGGGAAGTCAACGGTTGGTCGTTGATCAACTTGCTGAAGCAATTGAGGATTTGCTACACCTAGACATTACGGTCGGTGGATTAACCCTCGATGGGTTTGTATCTGAGTTTGATCCAGATCCAACATTTCGTACAGGTTCTATGTATCGAATGGTACAGTTAACCTATACCGCACGAAGCAAGACAAACCTCACACCATAGGGGGGTGAAATGGTTACTTTTGAGCTTGTGTCTCAGCAGGATTGCACCGTTGGTGGAGTTGGGCTACTGACCGCAGGCGAACCGGTTCGGGTAACAGACGAACAGCTTAATGCTTTTGCGGCTGTTCATGGTTACCCACTCAAGGAGGCTCGATTTCCCTCCGGTGTGCGGGTGACCGTGGTTGTTGAACCTGACGATGAAGACGAAGGAGGTGAATAATGGCCCCAGGAATTGGTGCTGCTAGCATTGCGGGAATGGCGCTTGAGGTGCTTGCGCCTCCGGTGCAGGCTGCGCTGGCCAAGGCTGACGTAGGTGGCACGATTACCGCTGGTACCTATCGCTATGTAGTTACCGCGATTAACGCGAATGGTGAAACCCGAGCCAGCAACGAACAAACTATTGTTGTTACTGCGGCAACTTCGACTGTCACGGTTACATGGGGTGCGGTCACCGGCGCGACCGGCTACAAGCTCTACAAGACTGCCGCCGGTGGTGGTGCGGGAACGGAACTGCTCTACAAAACAGTGGGTGTAGTCGTTTCGGATATCGATACTTCACCGGGTGCTCCGTCAGGTGCGTTTCCCACCACGAACACGGCGTACAACCCTGGTGTCTACGTGGCGCCGACGAAATTCTTCCCGTTCATGTCGGAATCGTTGGTGACCCCGCAGGAAACCATTTGGCGCCGTCCAATGCGTCAGTCGGCGGACATCATTGGTGCTGTTCCAGGTAACACGCACATGGAAGGCGACATGGGCATGGAAGCCCTAGAAGATGTCGTCGTCTATTTCTTGAAGGCTAGCCGCACCACGCTGGTTAAGACGGGTACGACGAACTTTACCTACGTTTTCACGCCAAACGCAGCCGGTGTGGCAGTTGCCACGCTATCCCTAACGATGGTTCGTAACGGTATTGTCTTCGGATACACCGGCGTGTGCTTGTCGTCAATGACATTCACCGTAGAAGACGGTATTCTCATGTTCAACACGAGCCTGATGGGTCGTGACGAAGCGGTTCAGACTTTGCCTACCGCGACATGGCCTATCACCGTGCCGTTTGGCGCCGGCCAGTACTCGATGGAAATCCCTACGGGTACTCCTGTGTTGGACTCAGACGCTTTCGAGTTCACTGTCGAACATAACGCAGAACCTCAGTTCCGTTTGAAGACTCCCGGTCGCGGTGCGCAGTTCATCAAGTACGGAGAAAACAACTCTACCCTAACACTTGAGCGTGACTTCGAATCGCGTACCGATTACGACGCGTTCAAAGCACTCACTGCGCAGAGCATCACGTTGGTAGCGTCCAAGGGTGCGAACAACTCGATTTCCATGTTGATGCCGGTGGCAATTAAAGACAGCTACGAGGTGACCGCTCCCGGTCAGGGTGACCTGGTGCGTTCCTCGGTGGCGTACCAGAACGTGATTAACGCGTCCGGTGTGGCGTGGGAGATTACGGTTAAGACGCAGGAGGACATCTAATGGCAATCAAGCCTCCGAAGCGATTCGAGGTGGTTTCCTACCGGGATACTAGTGGGGCCATGACGGATGTCGTGGTGACTGGCCTCCAAGAAACCGCACCGGCTGCTGCGGATATTACCATCGCGACAAACGGAGCAGGTGGAACTCTCGCGGCGGCTACGTATTCGTATCGAGTGAGTGCTGTCATTGACGGCATTGAAACGCAGGCAAGCACGGCAAAGACTCAGGTCACCACTGGGTCCACGTCTACGGTAACGCTGGATTGGACAGTAGCAGCGGGAAAGCAGCCATGGATTCGCGCCTCCGCATTCAAAGTCTATGGTCGTACGGGTGGTTCTGAACTTCTTATGGGCACGGTTAACATGCCCACCATGACGTTCACGGACACCGGTGCGGTAACACCTTCCGGTGCTCTCCCAGCAGCTTCTACGGCAGTAAGTTTCCGTAACTACGGCACGAAGGCTACGCAAACGAACGTGGCTGCCGCCACTGCCATGAAGCAGACGAACGTTTACTACAATTTCTGAGGTGACTTGATGGCCTGGGTGGAAAAAGTCAATCGTCACGTTGCCATGGTAGTGACCATCGGTGGAAAGACACGACGACGACCGGGAATCATTACCGGGTTTTCAATAGGTGATTCCGCGCCACTGATTCGAGTAGGTCACGGCGGAGAAACTTACGGAAATGCCACTAACGGTGTTGTTCGACGTACTTCAACTATTGACAATACTGTACCTGTTTACACTTCTTGGTAGGAGATTAAGCATGGCTGTTGCGACGATTACTCAACCTACGGAGAACTTCAAGTTGAAGAGTGCTCCACCGGACGGATACGTGACCATTCGCCGCATGACTTGGGGAGAAAAGCTCAAGCGTCAGAGCATGATGACCAAGTACCGGATGGAAATGGCAAAGACGACTAAAGACAAAGATATGGCCTTGGACGTCGATATCATGCAGGAGAAAGTTTCTCACTGGGAATTCGCGAACCTAATCGTAGAACACAATCTCACCGATGAAAAGGAAACCGCACTTAACTTCCGTAACATTGCCGATATCGATCGGCTTGGTCCGATCGTTGGTGAAGAGATTCAGAAGTACATCGACGAGATGAACTCCTTCGAGGAGGAAGAGGAAGTAAAAAACTAGAGCGGGGCCTCTATGAAGCTATAGTGGCCGACAAAAAAGAAGTTGATTGGGAAGTTGCCACAATCATCTCGATGGTCAATCTATCTGAAGGTCTACATGCACTTCCTCAGACCGGAGGACTGTTAGATCAAGACTCTCTATTTATACACTATTACATGCATATATCAGAGCTGCGTGAAATGCGTAGAAAATTGGACGAACACAAAGCGAGTGTGCATAGACCCCATTCGAGGACTTCAGGAGCGCATAGGTAGTGGCTAGCACCAGGGAACTCTGGGTTATTCTGCGGGGTCGTGACGAAGCCTCTCGGATGGTTCACTCCTTTGCGCGTAACGTCCGCGATGCAAGCAATGCTGTACGGGCCGCGCAACTACAATCTCAGGCTGCTGCTGTTCGTCAGCAGGCTCAGCTTCTTCGTACTAATGGAGCAATCGCGCAGCAGGTACGCGCGATTAATAATCACGTCATTGGTCTGGACAAGCAAGCTAAGGCACTAACGCTATCCGCGGCGCAGGCACGTGAATATAGAGATACTGTACTTAGGGCCAATGGTGCGACGAATCAACAAGTTGCAGCAATAAACGATAGTATCAGAACATTCGAACGTCGTGCTGCTGTTCTTCGTTCAGAGGCAGCGGTAGCACGAAATAGCATGGCTGCAATGACAGCCGGCTTAGACGATCAGGTTCGGGCTCTTAACACTCATGCGGCGGCACTTGATACAGAAGCACGAAGGCTACGAGATGCAGATCGTGCGGCGGCAAACCACGCTCGTACTCTACGTCATCTGTCTGTAGGTTTTCAGCAGACTTCCGATGTTGCGCTCGGATTTACTTTTGCTTTGGGTGCTGCTGCTGCGGCTGGTGGAATCTTCATTGCAAAGGCTGTTCAAGCAACTGTTGCGTACGAGAAGCAAGTGCGTCTTACTGCTACCCAGGTGGACAAATTTGCGGGGAATCTCGAAGAGCTAGGTGACGTTGGTATTCGCGTTGCCAATCAGATTGGCGTCGAATTCCAACAAATCCAACCCGCGTTGTTTGACATCTTCTCTTCGATGGAAGTCGGGGTTAAAGATGCCGAAAAGCTGTTGAAGGCGTTCGCCAAGGGCGCAGTTGCCGGTCAGGTTGAGATTCAAGACGTTTCGCGGGCTACAATTGGTCTGATGAACGCCTTCAACCGACCAGTTTCTGACGTAAACAAACTCCTTGACATTCAGTTCCAACTGGTTCAGGAAGGTATTGGTACATACGAAGAGTGGAATCAGCGAATTGGTCTGGTGACGCCTTCTGCGGTGCGTGCCGGCCAGTCAGTCGAAATGATGGCTGCGGCGCTAGCGTCGGCTACTCGTATGGGCCTTTCGGCCGCGAGGTCGGGCACATCTGTGGCGCGAGCAATGGACGCCATGTCGCACCCGAAAGCTGTCAAGAACATGGAGCAGTTGGGCATCAAGGTCCGTGATGCCCGAGGCAAGTTCCTGCCGATGAACCAGGTGCTTCGAGACTTCCGAACGGTCCTAAATAAGATGCCAGAAAAAGATCGCGTGGCAGCGATTCTGGATGTCTTCAAGGGCGCTGGTGGAACTATTGAAGCTCGACGGTTCTTGCAGAACATGTTGTTGGGTAAGAAGAACATCGAGCTATTCGATCAGGTGCTCGGTGAAATGCAAAACACCTCCGGCAGCATGGAAAAAGCTTACGGAACGATGGCTGATTCCGTATCGACCAAGACCGAGCTGTTGCGTAACAAATGGGAAATCTTGAAGATTGGCGTTGGCGAAGCGCTGGTTCCTTCGGTTCTGCGTTTGGTGGATGCCCTAAGTCGGGCGCTAGATTGGTTCAATAAGCTCCCAGACAGTACTAAAAATATCGTCACCCAATTCCTCCTGTGGGGTACTGCGGGAGCAGCGGTAGGCGCTGTCCTGTTTGGGTTGGTTGCGATTATTGGATTTGTAGCGGCAGCTCTTACCACGGCCGGTGGAACGATCCTCATCGTGTTGGGTGTGTTGGCTCTGCTTACCGCTGGAATCGTTGGATTTGGTGCGGCTATCCTTGCCGCGTATAAAGAGAGTGAAGAGTTCCGAGGGCTTCTTAGTCAGCTTGAAGTTGTCTTTATTCGTCTAAAAGACATCATTGTAGAATTCGCCACGAACGTTTGGGAAAGCTTCAACACTAACGTGCTGCCTCCGCTGAAGGAATTCTGGCGGATTGTCAGCGAAGAAGTTATTCCCGTTGTTAATGCTACGACTAAGCAATTCTCGGAAGAGCTTATTCCCAAGATTGAAGAGGCTGCTCGAATTGTTGAAGATACGTTGGGTGGCGCATTTAGGATAGTTGGCAACCTCATTAAGAACGAACTTAACCCTGCGCTTCAGGATCTGACAAAGTGGTGGAACGAAAATCGCACTGAATTAATGCCTTTGATCACTGCGTTGGGTCAATTGGCCAAGGCCATGATTATTCTCATCGGGCTTATTGGTGCTACTGGCTTGGTTTCTGCGCTATCTTCTGCGATTATCGCCTTCAAGATGTTCTCGTCGCAGCTCAAAGTGACGGGTGACATGATTCAATTGGGCATCTTGTGGATTCGAGGTCTTTGGTCGCAGTTTCAAACGCTTATTGGTTGGGTGGGTAGGGCGGGTCAAAAGTTCAACGAATTTAAGATTCTCGTTCCTGGTGCGTTAAAAATAGTCGTAGATAGCATTAAGCGCACATTTAGTAACGCTGGGACGTGGTTGTATAACGCCGGGCAGCAGATTATTAACGGCCTTATTCAAGGTATTAAGGATCGAGTTCCAGGACTTGATGATATTCTTGGTTGGGTTGCACAAAAGGTGCGTGACTACTGGCCGTTCAGTCCGGCTAAGACTGGTCCGTTGTCAGGTAGGGGCTCGCTGTTCTATGCAGGTCAAAACTTGATGAAGGATCTGGGCAAGGGCATTATGCGAGAAGCAACGGGACTGCAACGAATTTCGGGTAGTATCACTGGAATGGTAACGAACCCGCTATTGCCTCCGGCGGGTTCCATCGGGTATGATTCTTTTGGCACTCCACCGCCTGACTCGATTGGCTCGGAGTCGGGTGGGAAAACTATCCATAATGAGTTCAACATTACCACCCAGGAAATTGACCCACGGAAGCACGCGGCTGACTTGGGCTGGGAACTCATGGGACGGATGTAATGACGACTGTTGGCCGTGACTCATTCACGCGTTTAGCTAATGACACCTGGACTTTTGATGAGCTGGGTAATGTTTGGACGCTGAGTGGTACGGGCAGTGGTATCGAAGACATCGAAGTTAACCCACGTCTCACGCCTATCGGGGGTACCAACTCGGGTTTTGAGCTCGGAAGCACGGCACAATGGACAGCCGGCGGCGCAGCAACGCTCGCTTTGGAAAGCATCACGTTCAAGTCCGGATCATTTGCAGGGAAGATTACCAGTGCCGCGAGTGCGGATCCTCGGGCGGAACACGACAAAGTAGCAGTTTCCCCAGATACTACGTATCGGCTCTCTGGATGGCTACGACCCCCAGTGGCTTTGCCTGGTAATGCTGCCATCGCGATTAACTGGTACACGTCTGGTGATGTTTTTATCTCCACATCTACGCTGACGTTTACCGCCCCCACAGCGGGGGCGTGGACGTATAAAGAGCAGGACTTCGTTTCACCGTCTACCGCAGCCAAGGCAGCTCAGGTCTTTAGCATTGTAGGAACCCCTGGTGCGGGTGTGGTTCTACTATGTGACGACGTTGACATATTCTCCTATGACACTTCGAACTCTGTTGGGCGAATTGTCAATCGCTCTACCAGTTCGCGTACCATGGCGACCCCGGTGGAGAAGGTTCAGGCGGACACTGTCGTGGTATACTCCACCGACAAGCTTGTTAGTGGTGCCAGTGCGCTTCAGACTCTCTACGTTGCCATGCACCGACAGGACGATGACAACCAGTATCTATTTAGTTTGACTGCCAAGTCAGATCAGAGCATGCACTGTCAGATATTCAAACGAGTCACCGCTATCCAAACGAATGTTACTTCCGAAATGCCAGCAAACATTACTCACGTGGTTAACAAATTCTATGCCATTCGTGCTCGAATTACCGGGACGAGTGCGCCATACACGCTGTCGATGCGTGCGTGGGTGCCAACGGATCCCGGTGATCCAACACTGAATGAACCTGTTACCTGGAATGTTCAGGGAACTGATACCACGTTGACTCTGGGTCACATTGGCATTCGAACGCTGACATCAGCTAGTCACACAATGCTACCCGTTACGTACTCGGTTAATTACTGGCTAATCGATGACCTACTAGGTGAATTTGGTCTTGACGAGTTCTCGTTTCGGTTGAAGGATGATGGTATTCTACTAAACCCATCGGATCAGATCTTCCCATTTGTTGACGTATACAAAGTTTCTGGGCTCGACAGTGCGCCCTTTCGAGAGACTGAGCGAGACCATGAAGGGGTAGATGGAGGGTTCCTCGATGCTGAATTCGAAAAGGGTCGGCCTATTGTTCTAGAAGGAGTAGCACTAGGCGACGTGGACGTGTTGCTTCCTTTGTTGGAGGATTTGAAGGTAAACTTTCGGCCTAGTCGCGACCTTATTCCGTTCTATTACAAAGCGCCAGCAATTGGTTCCCGAGTGCTTTTCGTCAAACCACGAGGCGTCAGATACGACTGGAACCAGGCAATCCGTCATGGTGAGACGCCAATACAATTTCAGATGTACGCGGAAGATCCACGTCAATACACGCCAATCTTAGAAACTGGTTACGTTCCATGGGCAGCCGCTCCGACAAATGGTATTGGATTCAACCTAGGATTTAACTTTGGCTTCGGAACTGCTGCGGCGCTCGACAACGTAATCGTCTTTAATTCAGGAAACAGAGAAACGCCAGCAGTCATTACCATTAATGGTCCGGTAACTAACCCAAGGATTGTCAACGACACACTAGGGTTGACACTACTATTCACTATTGTATTGGGCGTTACAGATACCCTTGCTATTGACTTGGGAAGCAAGACTGTTAGGCTCAACAACGTAGTTAATCAGCGTGGATCACTACAGAGCCCAAACTGGTTTCTATTACAGCCGGGGCAGAACTTCTTCAGGTATCAGGGTGATCTAGGAACAGGGAGTTCCATGAAGATCGAGTTCCGTTCGGCTTGGAGGTAGCCAGATGGCTGTATTCACAGTACCGGGCTGGCTACAAAACGCCGGCACAGTTCACACCGCAACGCAGATGCGCAACTATATCGGCGCGCTCATTGCGGGAACTAATGGTTCTGGGTCGTCACTCATCCCCCGCTGTGGGGTCCATCGGGATCTGGGTAACCAGCTTGGTGTGGGCGCGACTGGTAGCCCAAGCATGGCGGTCACCGTTGATACTGGTGTGGCCTGGGTTCCTGGTACGGAATCTGCTACCCAGGGACCATATGGTGTCTTCAATGACGCACAAGTGACCCTTAGCATTACCACCGCACATGCAACACTACCACGGATAGACATTGTTCAGATTCGAGTACGGGACTCGTTCTATAGTGGTGTCAGCAATGACGCAGTTTTGGATGTAAAAGCAGGCACACCTAACGCGTCTCCAACTGCACCTGCTGCCGATGCTAATGCTTTGGTTCTTGCTGAAGTCTTGGTTGGGGCAGGTGTTACCACCATCGTCGGTGGCAACATCACTAGCAAGCGGAAATGGCTAACCGCTACTGGTGGAACTATGCAGGCCAATCTGACTGCGGATATTCCAGCGTCTACGGACATTGGCACCGGTCAGCTCGTGTATAACCTTCAAACCAAAGAGTTGACGGTATTTGACAGCTCGCACAATGTCATTTACCAGGTAAACCCTGCATCGATCACGGTTGAGGGCAAAGACAGCTCGGTTACCACTGGATCAACTACGTCCACTACGTTCACCAACACTCTGACAACTACGGGGATTCGTGGGGTGAGCTTCGTCGCGCCCCCATCGGGGAAAGCGATTGTGCATGGTTTGGCTAGCGGATGGAACAGCCTAGCCGTGCACTCGTTCCTGTCGTTTGAAGTTCGTGTGGGTGGTTCCGTTGGATCGGGAGCAGTACACCTAGCGTCGAATGAGAACACTGCTTCAGAGTTCTTGTTAACGGCAACTGATCCAGCTCGCCACAAGGCAATGGGCGTGGTAACTGGTATGACTGCGGGAAGCACGTATAATGCTTGCCTTACATATCGCGTTCCTAGTGGTACTGGATCTTACGCTCGACGTCATATTCTCGTTCAGCCAATTCCTTACTAGGATTTCTATGACCGCTATGACGTACGTCTTTGGAGATGCACTAACTGGCAAGATTATTGCCGAAATACCACTCTATGGTGTGTCAGTGCTAGAAAAGTTTGGTGGCGGAGAACTTCGAGGAACGTTCCAATATGATCAAACAGGACGAGACAACGAGGTGCTTGATGCAGCTACTATTCCTGGGCGTTGCTTTGTCGTAGCCGAACGAAATGCTATTCCAATCTATGCTGGTTATATTCAAACGCGAACGTATCAAAGCCAGGCCAAGTCTGCGCAGTTGTTTAGTCGCGGATTTGCTGCATATCCCGAACGACGGATTCTCCGTGAGGATGTTAATTACGCACTACAAGATCAGATTGCCATCTTTCGCGATTTGTGGGTCAAGATGCAGTCCGACTCCAAGAGCATTCGCGTTGACCTGTTTACCACATTTACTTCTGGGGTAAACCAGGAGCTAGTTTGCGCAGCATCGGAATTCAAATCTTATGCACAACTATTCGAACAATTAGCAGATGGTGACACAGGATTCGACTGGCGAGTTGACATAGCACGGTCAGAGGGAATCTACGTGTTCCAGTTACGCGTGGGATACCCAATGCTTGGATCCACTGATGCGTCTCGAATCACTTTCGAATATCCTGGAAACATTCTCAACTATTGGAAAAACGAAACGATGTCGGATGCAGGCACTCATGTTTACACGATTGGTGCTGGCGAAGGAACAAGCATGCTTACTTCCACGACTACACATTCTGATCTTTTGAACGGGGGATTTCCGCGATTCGATATCGAAATCAGTCGAAAAGATATAGCTAATCAAGGTCTATTGGATGCTATCGGACGACAAGAAGGATTGAAGCATAAGGCTCCGGTACCTGCATACACGGTAGAAGTCAAGGCTGATCGAGATCCTGAGTTTGGCACATATACGCTGGGCGATGCATGTCAACTCGTTATCACAGATCCAAAGCATCCCAATACTTTTCAGAAATACACTAGACTAGTCGGTTGGGATTATCATCCGCCATCAAGTGATGGCACGGAGGAAGCTCGACTGATGTTTGAAGGGGATGAATCCGTTGGGTAGATTGCGTGAGTCGAATCCTGATCTTATTGAGAAGATCAAAAAGCTAGAACAACGAATTAAGAATCTTGAGACCAATCCTCGGGTAGGCGGTGCTAGCGTTGACGCTGGAGGATTTCGGATCAATGTTAATCCGGATAATCAATTTGAAGTGTATATTGATGGAACACTACGATTCAAAATGGCGTCCGATGACATTCGATTCCTACGTCCTGATGGTCTCACTGCGTTCTTCTTGACCGAATTCGCGGAGCGCTATGTTGTGGGGTTCCAGGACAACAGCTTACATACTGTTATGGGCGACGACGCAATCACCGGGTTCGGTCTGTCTCGACCATTTATACCCTTCCCGTTCTACGATGATCATCAGTTTGCACCAGCTCGAACAACCACGAGTGCTACGTACGTCAACCTGCAATGGTCAACGTACAATGTTCAACATCCATTCGTATTTGTTACCTCGCTGGTTCGAACGTCCGATGGGACCACCGGGGGTGAGCTCATTTTGAAGATTAATGGAAACGTAGTCACTTCTACGACCACCGCTATCCCATTGGGATATAATGCTCTCCTGACACAATCGATTAACTTCGCTTACCACGGTGGCATCGCGCATGGGGAAGATTGTGAACTAGTTGTTTCAGCAAGGCGAACCGCTGGAGCTGGCAACATTGGTGTCCGAACCGTACACGCTTATGGACGATCTACTCCACTATAGGAGAATGACATGATTAAGAAATTCTGGCGAGATTTTTGGGAGCGCGTAGGGAGCACTGCCGTTCAGGCAGGTCTTGCTGTCGTGTTGACTTACCTGCAAAGTGGTACGGATCCTCTTCAGTTGGATTTTAAGACTATCGGTCTGATGGTACTCAACGGGGCTGTTCTTGCTGCACTTAAAGCGCTAGTGGCAAAGAAGGTTGGAAACAACGACAGCGCTAGCCTAGACCCGAAGGTGTAACTATGTTTGCCTTAGCTGCTGCGATCGTCGCGTTTTTAGCGCTGATCACCGATATCAATCAAGATAAGTTGATGTGGTGGTGGCTGATGTTTATTGCTCTCCACTTTGCTTTCGGTTGGGGACTACCTATCCCCGGTCCGCCGTGGGGGAATCGGAGGACTGATGGCGGCTAAAGACCTCGACATCAAAATTGAACAAGGTAAGAACTTCAAACTGACTGTTACCGTACGAGAGTACGGATTGGTCAAGAATTTGACTGGGTTTGCTGGTCGGATGCAAATTCGCTCAGCCCCGGGCGGAACGTTACTAGCGAACCTTACCACCGAGATAACTATACCATCTCCCGTGAACGGCCAGATTGTGGTAAACATTCCTGCTGCTACGACTGCCGCGTATACCTGGAGTCAGGGTGTGTACGACCTAGAGGCGTTCCATAGTGGAACCCTTGAAGTTGTTGGTGCATTGAAGGGCTTTGCCTCGCTTGAATTGGAGGTGACGGTGTGAGCAATCCATATCGGGATAAGTTACTGACGATCAGTGTTGGCAATCGAACCCGAGATAAAGTTCGAGAGTGGAAGTCCGATGACGGGGAACGTCACAAAGCAACCACTGATGAATTGAACAACACGGTCACTCAGCACGCTAGAGGAGACCGTCAGGACGTAATGCTTCGACCTGAAACAGTAAGGTTGCCACATGGCTAAGATCAAGATTGTTGATTCGAGTCTGGAAAGGCTGAAGGGAGAGTTAGCAGCCCTTCAGCAGCAGTACGACGATGGCGAAGACGTCTACTCGGAGTACATGGATAAGATGCAGGAACTAGCCGACGCCAATCGCGCGTGGCGAGTTCAAGAGGAAGAGGCTGGACGTCGTACTCCGGGAATTATCGCGGAGGTGAATGACTGATGGCGTTTTCTGCCTCCGGGCTGTACGTCTTCACAGTACAAAGTCAGATGCTGGGTACCTCGGTTACTGGTGGTCCGATTAATCCCGCAACCGCGACTGGGTGGAAGTTGGCATTGCACAGTGATTCCCTTACTCAGGGCACTGCGCCGATTAACTATGACGCTACGTCACCGGTATGGGCTAACACGAATGAGGTGTCTGGCACGGGTTGGACTGCCGGTGGCATTTCGCTGACGACCATCGCGGCCGGTGGTAGTGCCACCCCCACATTGACGATCTCGACGGGCACGTTGGTCTATGACCACACAAACGACGTCTCGGTGGTGAGCACCACCTTGACGGCTGTTCGTGGTTGCATCATCTATTTCGACAATGCGACTGCGCCGGCGGCACTTGTTGATGCAATGTTTGTTGCCGTTACGTTCGGCTCAAACTACTCAACGTCGAATGGTACTTTTGGTATTACCTGGGATGCCACTGGCATTGCTCGAATAGACTTGACCCCCTAGGGAG